TCGGTTCTAGGGCATTCTCCCAGGGGGCGAAATAAAATGAGATAAGTACCTCCGCATGCCTAGGGCATTAGACTTTTTACTTACACCATAACAACTTAAGTATTTTCAAGAATAGATTTGGTTATTCAACCCCCCATTCCTTCCATGCAAGTTCCGTCATTGTACTTAGCATATCCTGACATCTTTTAAGGCCTTTCTCGTGCTGATATACAAACAATAAAGATAATGCAACCCCAAAACACCCCGCCATGAGCTCAGTGTCGTCGATATTATTAAGATCGGCTAACTGTTTGATCATCCCAATGACGTCTTTGTCTTTCATTCCTCAATAACCTCAAAGGTGTCGTTTATCCAATAAGTCCACTCTTTATACATCGCCACAAACTCATCTGGGCCAAGGGATGCTAAAAGTATCCCGTCTTTGTCTACGATTAGTTCTTTGCATCTGATCTTTGTGAAGAGTTCGCATTCGCTATCAAGGCATATGGTAAAGTTTTTTAGCACTACTGTTTCATTTTTCATTGTATCTCCTTAGGTAATTCTGGAAGAGGCGTCCAATGGGTTATTTCTATTTCATCTGGATAGAATGACCATTGATCTGTTTCGTTGATTTTATCGATAACGTTTATTCCATGACCGTGCGTCGGAAGGCCCTTTTTATAAGTAAATAAGACTGCAACAGATTCATATCGGTTGGGAAGCCTGTCCTTCACATTAATCCAAGCATTTATTTCTTCTTTTCTTGACACACATCCCATGCTCGCAAGCCCTCTTCTTTTAGCATATCGAACACCTCTTCAGCGGATTTTCTGGATGGAAGCGACTTCCCTAGGGACTCCAATAATATATGTATCATGGCATCTACTGCGGTGTGGTCGGGGATTTTATTAACCTTTATCAATTCCATTATCAATTGGATGGCCATAAAGGTCGTATCAGATTGGTTTTCTTCGTTAGTCCACTCTCTGGCATCACTCATGTTTCCCTCTACTGATCAAGGTATCTGTGATCTCTTTGGGCTTAAGAACCATTTGCATTTGATCATAGAACCATGAGAGTTGGGTTCTATCGCCGCAGGTGAATATATCTATGAAACATGCTTTGTATTCTGGGTAGGTATGGATAGATGCATGAGACTCCGCAAGCAGGATAAGGCATGTATAGCCGCCGTTATCGAATTCATACTCTATGTGATCTATGATAGTTGCCCCTGCTCCAACACAGCCTGCGATCATTGCTTCTTTGATAGCTGCATTGTCTAAGATAGCCTCGGAACAGTCGTAGAACTCAGCCGTGTAGTGCTGGCCCTGGAAGTGATGAGCTGCGAAGAGTGTGAAAGGTAGTGTTAGTAGAGCGAGTAGAGATTTCATAGAGAATCCTGTATGGTGGGGCATTGTTTTTGCTCAGAGCATTGAGTAACTTCTTTTGTCATGTGTATTTGTTTCCAGTGCGTTACGTCCATGTCTCTTATTTCTTTTAGATTGCTTAGCTTCTCGTGCCTGCTTAATACGTCATCAGAGAAGATCCAAGCATTATGCCATAGCTCGGCTGTTTCTTCTTCTAAATCATAAAGAGTTACGCGAACCTTTTTCCCTCGAGGAGGGAGCATATCTTTCACGCTGATCCAACGTTCTTTATCTAAATCCATAGTCTCGAACATCTTCCATATTTTTTGGTGCTTTTGGGCCTGAGTTATTTTGCTCCGAGCGCTTCATTATTACGTGATCTTCTTCGCCGCACTTCTTACACCATACTTCTTCTGTTGTAGGAATCCCCGTCCATTCATGATTTTGTTCAGAGCATTGGGTGAAATTATCTAAATCCATAATGCCTAGGGTCATATCGTGGGGGTCCATCGTCGTCCTTTTGCTTTATCGCATCCATTGTATATCGTTTACCAAAAGCTGAAAATAATGCATAGCGTAGAGCGTCGACTGCATGATCTGCTGTCTTTATAGGTTCTTCTATGCCTCGAGCTGCTTTCTTTGGATCCCATACATACATTTCCATCTCTCTTATCAAATTAGGACAGGCATCCAGAATTTTAAGCTGATGATTGCTAATAAGGTTAGACATGAAAGTAATACCAGGGAAAACATCGTTCTCAGCTTCAAGGCATCTAATCTTTCGACGTTTGAGTTCAACACTGAAAGACTCAGCACTAGGGTCCAAATACAAGCCGCGTACATTATAGCCGTCAATAAAGCGCTCAATATCATCTGCGAACTCACTATTTGTTTTCTGTCTAAAGGTTTTTTTAGGATCCCAATAGTACTCTTTTTCCACCCAGAATCTAGGCGTATGCTCTGATCTATATCCGATCATTACTGCCGCGAAAGGGTTTTGAGCTCCGTAGTCAATTCCGACGTAAAACTGTTGAGCACACCCAGGAGCTCTTGGGATGACATGCGTCTGTCTGTCAAAATCACTGAATATGGCACCTTCTGCTTGGACCCAGAGGCCTTGAATATAGCGTTGATAAAAAAGTCCGGTGTATTTGGTCTTGAGATCTCGTTTAGTCTTTTCATCAAGCGAAGGATTGTCATCAATCTCGAAATGTAGCCCATATGCATATTCCTTGTCTGGGTTATCTAAAAACTGTGTCTTAACCGGATGTACTGGCGAATCGGGGTTGCACGTACCAACCATTTTGCTGTGAGGTTTAGATAGGCGCGTTGTGAGCATATCCATGAAGTTAACTGGGATAGTTGTCATCTCATCGACATAAGCAAGGGAGTGGGTATTACCTTGTATTGCACGGACTGCGCTCTCATCGTGCGCTCCCAATGCACGGATACGCTTATCTCCCATTAATAGCGTCTGGTTTCCTCGCTGCCATGTACAATATCCCCTCATAAGAGTGTCCGCTATAGGACGAGCTGCGTTAGCTTCGATAGCGGAGAATGAGTTACCAATCATTATTATGTCGTTGTCTGGGCAGTTGATGGCTAGTTCTATGAAGCGTACGAGAGACGCGTGTGTCTTGCCCGAACGAACAGCACCATGCGCTATATTGATCTTTGCGGTAGAGTCTCTTATAAACTCTTTTTGCTTAGGTGATAATGTGAGCTTTTCATCGGAAAATGACACTGAACTTTCTCGCCTTATTGAGATTTATCGAGATCTGCCTCAGGGAGCTGCTCGGATGCATGTGTCTCATCTGGACTTGTATTCTGCTTTGATGGCCGTTCAGAGCGCAATAGAGCAATACCGGCAGCAATGTCCTTCATCGCACACTTCACCCCTTCCTGATCATTCTGAATGAGGTTAGGAGGAGCGTACCCTCTTAAGCGGGCTTTCTCATGGGTGTTAAGTAGAAACATAGCTGCTTTAAGGGATCTGTCCATGTCCTCTTGGCTATCTAGTATGCGATCAATGATACTGTCGGCTTTGTCAATCTTGTTCTCGTAGTAGTTATTACGTTCGGCATCTAGTGCTTGTTTAATTTCAGGATCTGTTTTAAAAATGTCATACAGCTTAGTATGGCTACAGTTAAGTTCTTCGCATATTTTATAAACTATCCCGCCACATTTTTTAATAGCCGCAATTATTACATCACGCGGAATTTGAAGCGGCACTCCTGGTGTTCCCATAATTAACTAGCCCTTTTTCTTTTAATCTTTTTAGGCGTGGTTTCCACGCTTTATTTCGTTCTTCAACTAAAACGGATTGCACCCTTGTGCGTTTTCGGAAATGCTTTGCCATGGTTTTGGGGCATACTCCAAGTTTCTCATGTATTGCCCTTGAATATCCTTCTCATTCTTTTATTAAGGCTATCATGTCCTCATCAGGTATTTTGTCGAGAAATGATTTTCTTCGTGTTGAGGTGTATCTATTGCTGCAAATCTTAGAACAAAATGTTGGAAGCTTGGTTCCTCTTTTCTTTTTAGGAAATCCCTTTTTACATTTAAGACAATAAAATGTTTCGCCATTCCTAACCATTTTTTCTCTTTTAAATCAGGTTATAATTAAAAGTTTAATTACAGTCTAGTCTTACCATTTCGTTGCTCTGCACGAGATGGTCGAACTTATTCGTTTTTTCGCAATAACCCACTTTTCTTGGTATAAGTCCTTTAGGGCTTTTCTTTTGCCTGGCAGCACGCACATGGTTCGTTGTCTGGTACTAAATCCAAAACCATCCTTTCATTAGCGATAGCATGCCAATCAATTATCCTTCCAGCTACGTAGTCAAACTCTTCTTTTGAAATGTCGTGATCTTTCATGAGCTTGCAAAGGTGCTCTGCTATGTGAACTACTCGGGCCATATCAATCGTCATCGTCATATTCCGTATCGTTGTAAGAAAATACTTTTTCAGGTCTATGCCAATAGAACACTTTATCTCTTGTAAAGAAGATGTCCCGTTTCGGACAAGTCCACACATTTCTTTTGTAGTCGTAGTAGCATCTTGGGTATACCGATTTATCGTGGAGATGAATAGTTACAGGGCCGAAGGGAGTTACGAAGCATGCTCGGATTATGTACCCAAGCGTTTTGAAGGATTCGATTAGTTTCATGTTGACCATCCTTTAGGTCATAAAAAAGGGAGAGGCTTTTTAAACCACTCCCCTGAGTTCTTAACCCAGTTGTCTGGGGTAAGCGTAAAAAAACACATACTTTGTATTAATTACTTTAGGCTAAAAACATAATAAAGTTAAGCGTAAAAATTTTTTTAATTTTCAATAGATGATTTTTTTCT